AACATGGGTTCGCTGACCCTCCTGTACCTTCAAATACATCGACAAGAGAATATCGCAATATAAGTCCCGGAACTTCGGGAAGTGGTCAAGGAGTAATATCTTCCGGTAGCAGTAAAATGAAATTAGAAGGTAAAGCAGTTGCATTAATTGGATCTGAAGTAACTACTCACTTAGGCACTATGACAACTATCAAAAATGGAAATACTAAAATCAATGCACCTAGTTAATAAAAGGAGGTGGGAGGGTGGCTGATTTAAAAACTCATCTTGAATATATTGATCCTAATATAACGATTTGGCGAAGAAATACCCCTGATGATCCATACAAACCTAGAACTGATTATTTACCAGTAATCAACGGTATTGTAACCTTACTTGAAGTACCTTCTGAAAGGCATAAAGTGCAGATACCGGGGTTTACGGAGATAACGAAAGAAACATATAGAAAAAAAGCTAGTCTTGCCGAAAATGAAATATTAGTCGATTATGCAATGGGTATTGTCCAATTTAATCCTGTGCATGAAGGCAAAACATTTTCATTTACTTACCACGGGAAAGGATTGGTTTTAATCCCTGCAAGTCGTGTTTATGCAATGGTACAACACAATCCTGATATTGTAATAACTTTACAGGATTATATTGATGAATTAAAAAGATATACAAAAAACTTAGATGAAAAACTTATAGAACTAAATAATGCAATTAGCAGAACTATTCAAGCAATTGACAATGCTAGTGTTGCTACTGATAATGCTAATTTAGCTGCTCAAAATGCAAATAATGCTGCCGAAGTAGCTTATGAAGCAGCAGATAGTGTAATTGTAATATGGAAAGATCCTGTTGATACATATGATGATTTAGAAGTTGTTTATCCAAACCCTGAAAATGGTTGGCAAGTAACGATTAATACAACAGGCGATATTTATCGTTATGACGGCGTTTTTTCACATCAATGGCAATTGGTTGGCAACTTTTTAGGTGGTTCAATCCCATATGTCTCAGAAGAATCCGATGGTCTTCTTACCAAAGAAGATTATCGGGTTTTTGTTAAGCGAAGCATAGTATTCCAATTTCCAAAGATATTATATTCGGGTGTTCAGAACGCCCTTGTTCAAGTTCCATATGATGGTGTGATTATTGGAGCATATGGTTTTTGCGTAGAAAGCGGTGTACTTTCACCTTTTGAAGCGTCCGTCGAAAGAATATCAGAAAGTGATTTTGGATCTGAAGGGGTTTGGGACAACATTTTCTCTCAAAACATCGTAATCCCCGCAGGACAATTGCGCGGAACTGACCCAATTGTAGCTGATACTCAAGTTTCTAAAGGGGACTATTTTAGGGTAAATGTTTTGGCTCTGGATAACAACATTAAAGGTGTTACTATTCAGATTGACATAAATACAAAAAATACATAATAGGAGTGATATAAATATGGCACAACCGCAACTTAGCTGGTGGAACTTAAATAACGATACACAACGCACATCTTGGAATATTGGCACGGTAGATGCCGGTAGCGCTTCAAGCCAAGATGTTTTTTTGATCTGGAACAATCGTGGAGGTTCAACAGACCTATCTGATTGCCTAGAATGTACAATTACCACTAAAGATATTGCCGGTGGCAATACTGGTGAACTTGTAACCGAAAAATGGATTCAGGTACGTGTTGATACAATGGGAGAAGTCAACTTTACTGCGATTGGTGGCGATGTTACTAAAGCTGTTAAAGCTGGTGGCAATGCACCTGCTGGTGTAATTAAAGGTACAGCAAATGATGGAACTAAAGCAAATTCAGTCGAAAACTTTGCTCAAGTTACGCTATATGCACAACCATCTGCAACCGCAACAGCAGGTAATGTGGATTTCTTGTTGCGTCTTTCTTATACATATGTTTAATTTTTAGACTAGATTATGAACCGCCCATGTTTCATGGGCGGTTTTTTATTCCACAATACAATGGGGGAAGTTTTAATGAACAATATATTTCTACAAAGCCCTGTATCAGAACAAGATTTTATATGGGTGGCAGCATATTCGGATGGTACGTTCTTTTCTGAGTATTCTTATGACACTAAAGTCGAAAATAGCTTCTATGATATTGATAGAAGCAAGTTGATTCGTTTTGGTCTTGTTGGTTATGGAATGAATATGTTTTTTGAGGTTTATGGTGGTACATTTAATATTGCTGGAAGAATGTATGAAATAATATACAAAGATAAGAAAGAAAATAAAGATTATCATCTCACAGGGCATGGATTTATTCCATACAATGATATCATCCAATTTAAAAATGCTCATTCTAATTTTAACCCGCGTGAAGGAATAGGATCGCTTAAGTCAACTATTGATCAATTTAATTTCGGATATAAACAAACGCTTAATTTAGACAATGTTCAATTTCATTATAAAGCAGTATGTTCAATTCCTTATGGTAATCCTATTTATTTAAATATTCGTCTGGTTGCTGCTCGTGATTTTGAAGATGGAGTTATTATTATTAAACGAAATGGTACTAACGTTTTTGAAATTGACGCTCCTATGAAAGCTAATGTAGCCTACGAGACCAATTGGAGTGTGATACTGTAATGGCAGTTATTATAGAGAATCAAAAAAATGTTAATTTAACTTCAGGCATATTGATTGATACAGATGTTTTAGATAATAAATTACAACTAAGAGTAATTCGTAATGGGACTGTTGTTTCAGATGAAAGTCTTATTCCAGAAATGACATCAGATATTTCGCCAAGTCCATTTGTTGCTACTGCGAGTTCAATATATACTTCTTATGATTATCCATATAGAGCTTTTGATAGGAATTTATCAACTCAATGGAGGAGTCGAAACTATCCACCTCAATGGATAAAAATAGATATCGGTCAGCAAAAAATAGTAAAAAAATACGCGATAACTTCAGATGATGCTCTTAGCTGGAATTTTGAAGCAAGTAATGATGAAACTAATTGGATTACTCTTCATACAGTTACAAATACTTCTCCTTGGAATTCCGGCGAAAAAAGAAGTTTTTTTGTTGAGAATGATACATTATATAGATATTACCGATTAGTTATAACAAATACTTTTGTTAGCTATCCTAGAATTAATGAATTTGAGCTTTATGAAGATATAAACACACCTATATTTACAAAAATGGGGATAGCAGAATATGGGCCAATTGATTTAGGATTTTATTTCCATGAAATAAAATATATTACTGCAATTAAAGAGATTCCTCAAGGGACAGACATTAAGATATATACATCTACATCAAACGATCAAGTTAATTATTCGGATTGGTCGTTAATTGATGAAAATGGAAATATTACATCTCCGCAAGGAAGATATATTAAAATAAAAGTAGAGCTAATAGGTAAATTTGTGGAGAATAAAAGAACAATTTATAGTTTTGATCAAGCAGATAGATTAAATTTTTTGGAAAATGATTTTGTAGATTTTGATGGACAACTAAAACTAAAAACATCTTATGATTTAACTCTAGAACCTATGAATATTGATAATGGAAAATTATATAGAATTAATATTGAAAAAAATAATTTTAAAAAAATACAGAAAATATATTATGCAGTTCCTGAAAAAATCGATTTATCTACTGGTACTGGTGGTACTAGTGGACAGAAAGTATATACTGCAACTAATGGAGTTGTTGTAACTAGTTCCGCACCTGTTTATAGTAATACTACGTATTATTATATGAGATACTTATTTAATGAAACTATAACAATGTCTCATAGTGAGTTTACAACTTATTGGTTAACTGATTCAAGCGGAAATCAAACTTTAACATTTGATTTTGAGGCAATATCTCCAATATTTATAAATCAGATAAAAGTATGGCCTAGATGTAGAGATGATGCTTCATCAAACTATCAAATTTTAGTTTCTGATGACAATATCAATTTTACTGAAATTGTGCCTTGGGTAACAAATACTCATAATAGTTCAACTCCTTATGGAACCGTTAGAACTCACAATGTGAATATAACGAATCGGTATGTTCGTTTTGTGTTAACTAGAAACGGAAGTTGGGGGTCTTGCTTATCGGAGATTGAATTTTATCAAGCTCAAACTAAATTAAAATATTTAATTGATGACGATGGTAAATATAAGACATACGATCCAGAATTAGGTTGGATAATTATTGGAACTGGAACCTTAACTAAAGATATGTTTGACAATTATGGGATGAGTGTCAGTGAATTTAATGCAACAAATTCGTTTGGAGAGCATATTATTTATGAATTAGAATCAAATAATATTGATGTATTATTGTGGTCTTCTAATGATCTTTTTGACGTATTAAAAATAAATGCTATACCAAATCCTCAAGTTATTATTTCTTCTAAAGATATTATTGTTGATAGTATAGATAATTTATTTTTATCTTGCAATAAATCTTATAATTCGGATGCTAAAATTATTTTGTCAATAGATAAAGGACAGTCATGGAAATCTTATTCCTTTATAGATGGAAGTTGGAAAAACGTCAATATAAATAATCTAAATGATGTTAAAAATAATGGAATGGAAGTGGAAGAGTTAAATCAATTATCTCAAATAGAATTAAGTTTATTGGGAAATTTTAATCAAATGCGTTTTGGATTTTATTTAGAACTAGATTCAATTGACGATATTTTAAACCTTGATCTTTTAACAATGACGGAGAAACTAGCGATATCTTCTCCAAAAATTTCCTCTTTAAAAATTATTATTGATGAACTAGACAAAAAATATTCTGGTTTAATGTTTATGGATGAATCTCAACAATATTATTCTACTTCATTTGGTGGAGTGTTAAAATATCTCGATTTTGGAACATTGATTTCAGGTCAAACATCTTTGGACACCAAAGTGTATTTAACAAATACTTTCCCATTTGATGTAAAAAATATAAGGATCTATCCTGAACATAATATAGATGGACTAACCGTAGAGATAAGTAAATCTAATATGCCGTTTATAGCTGAAAATGAGCTTTTCTATGATCAGGTTCTTGGTTTTGATGAAGTAATAGAATTTTATGTGCGTTTAACAACAGATAAAGATAAAGTCGGCGGAGGTACTTTTGATATTAAAGTTAAAGCTGATGCTGTTTAATTGAGGTGGTTTTAATGCCAGTTCCGGCTACTCCTATTGTCAGTGGTGTATATAAGATAACAAATACAGCAAATGGAAAGTGTTATATCGGTGTAAGTAAGAATGTAAACATGAGATTAGAAACTCATAAAAGATGGTTAAAATACAATTGTCATCCAAATAAACATCTTCAGAATTCTTATAATAAACATGGTGAAAATTACTTTAAATTTGAAGTGTTAGAATACTGTTCAATAGAAGAACTTGATGAAAAAGAAAAATACTATATTGACTACTATGATTCATTGCAACATGGTTTCAATAATCGACACGGTGGATATGATAATTTTGAATGGCCAGAAGAAGTTAGAAGAAAAATTAGCGAGTCAAACAAAGGTAAGGTTATAACTTTAGAACATCGTGAAAAAATCAGGAAAAAATTAAAAGGATTTAAACATAGTGAAGAGACAAGAAAGAAATTAAGTGAATTGCGCAAGGGTAAAAATAATGTAAATTATGGTGGATTGTCACCGCAACATATTGAGAATATGAGAAGAGCATTAACTGGAAGAAAGCAAAGTAAAGAGCATGTGGAAAATATGATAAAAGCTCGCTTCCCTGGAAAGTATTTCACTTTCGATGAAAAACTTAAAATGTATGAGTTAAACAAGAAAGATAAATTAACTCGAATTCAGATAGCAGAAATGTACGGACTTAATAGACAAACTGTTGGAAAATATATTAAAGAAGTCGAGATATATCTAAAAAAACAATAAGGAGGCTAGTTAATATGAGTCCTGTACCTGCAACAACGGGGTCTTTGCGTACAAGAATTGAAGATATGCAGATTGGGGATTATATTGTTTGTAATTACCAAGCATCGAGTGGGGCAGCGGGGACATTTAGTAACCTTGGAGGTACAGCAGGAACAGAAATACCCGTAACTGGGTCTGCAACCCCCAATGGAACTTTTTATTTCGTAAAAGTTGATAAGGGATTATTGATTGCTGACAAGGTTGTACAGCATAGTATATCATGGGATGCCCTAAATTCAGGGAGACTTATACAAGGAAAGTCTCATTTATTGCTTTCAAGTTCTATAGATGCTGTTCCCGCGATGTTTTCAAATAATGCCCCGATCGGCGTAGTAAGATCAGATAGTATTTGGACTTCTTCGACTGATGCTTGGAATGCTTTTAGTGATTTTGTCGTGTTTAATGGCCAATACACGGAAAGTGGCTGGATGTCAGGAAAAGCCACATCAAGTATTATTTCAGGTGATGTCTGTTGGATTTCTTATGAATTCCCAGAGCCTAAAGCAATTAAAGGAATTACGCTAATTCAACTGGGCTGGAACGCGGTTTATTACAGGTGCAAGGATTTTTCTGTGCAATACTCACAAGACGGTCAAGCATGGCAAACTGCTTTTAGCGGAATAGCTTTACCGAATTACAATAAACAATTATTTGTTTTTGACCCTGTAGGAACTTATAAATATTGGAGATTTGTTATTTATAGTCACTGTCATCCGGGTCAATCTTTGGCATTAGGTATTTCACAATTGGAATTTTTAGAAGAAATTCCTGAGCAATTACCAGAATGGACTTATGTAAAATTTCGTACAATGACGGGTGGCGTGGCTTATGCAGATGTAAATGGAAATAGTTCAACAACAGATCAAGGCACAGGAAAAGCATTTCCAAGTAATTCAGAATTTGATAAATATATTATTGGATTTGATTTAACTAAAATTCAAGCAGGAAAAACATTGTTTGATGTGTTTCATCATGATGTAGTAAAAACTTGGACGCAAGATACTCCTATTATTTCTATTGCCGCCGCCACGAACAGGGTGACAAGGGGCGGCACGACAGGAACGAATAATTTTAGTTACCTGACATCTACTACTACAGATGCCACAGTTGGATTTAGACCAGTCTTCGAGTTTATGGAGGAATAACTACGCCTAACAGAAAGTTACCTCTGGAGAATATTAAGCATTTTGTAGAGGCAGAAAACGCAGAAAAAGGACGTTCTGTAAAGAATACAAGGAGGGGTGACGGTGGCTAACATTGGAGATCAACTAAACCAACCTGAGCCGGGGTGGCGAAGGTTCGATGATATCGTACCGCAAATAAAAAGAATGGGGGTATGGAACTTTGAGACATCTCAAACGTATTACTATGGAGGAAGTGTTTATCTAACTTATGACGCTAATGCTGAACTTTCTTTTAAGTTTTATGGAACGTCGTTGCGTCTAATTGTCAACAGATGGATTAACAAGCCCGACAATATTCCAGTTGAAATCGATGGAGTCCCGGCAGGTACGTTTTCTTGTTACACGCCTAGTCAGACAAATACAGCACTTCAATATCGAATTCTAGCGTATGAGATAACAGGGCTTGAAGAAACAGAGCATACTGTTGTGATTAAAACCCCATCAGGTATGCCTTCTAATCAAAACTGGAATATAGATGCTATAGATATTGATGATACAGGTTATCTTGTTACACATACACAGGTCGGCTCTCAACTCACAGCCCCCGAACCGGGGTGGAGAAGATATGATGATAGACAAGTTCCTATAATTGCTGTCGGAGGAACCGTAAATTATAGCCCTACAATAGGCGCTTATAACACGACTGAGACTTATTTTTCAGACGCAATAGGAAAGAAAATTAAATTTGATTTTATAGGCTCGAAAATAAGAATAATAGCGGTTTTATCAACGTTAAAATCTAATGACTTAAAAGTTACTATTGATGGAGTAGAATATCCTTACACTCAATATTCCAGTATCACTGTATTTCAAGGTCTATCGTTTGAGAAAACAGGATTAACTTTTGGTAGACATTCTGTTTCTATTGAAGGGTACTCCGCAGGTCATATGGGCATTGATGCAATTGACATTGATGATACAGGTCGCCTTCTACATCCTGATGAAGTAATAGATGTCAGAGATTTAGAGGTAGGGAAGAGGATTCGTTGTCATTATCAAGCATCTATTGGGCAAGTAGGTGTGTTTAGTGGGTTAGGGCAGGAGACAAGCGATTTCATTCCCGCCGCCAGTACAGCAACACCCGACGGTGATTTTTATTTCATAGCTGTTAACACCGAACGTTGGTGGGGAAGGTGGAAACTGATAGCCGACCGCAACGTTCAGCATAGCATCTCATGGGACGCGCTCAACAGTTCTGGGCTCGTTAACGGGGTTGGGCTCGGTTACGATGTCACGAAGCCATTGGTTGCAGGGTGGAGATTTGACGAGGGCGGCGGAGGTACTGTGTACGATGTTGGGGGCAGGTATAACGGGACAGTATCGGGTGCTACTTTTGTTACTGGATGGGATGGTAAGGGAACGGCGTTGAGTTTTAACGGGACCAGTAGCTTCGTTTCCTTCTCTAGCGGGGTAATCCCCGTAGGGAAGAAGTCTATCCGGTTTAAGGTTAAGACCTATGGTACGTCCCAAGCTCGTATTATGGCGACATCAGGAGGAGTTGTAAGCGGGATTATCTTCACATACAGAGGCGACAGAGCAGGTAAAGGGGTTCAGGTCCATTTCTTTAGCGGCACTTCTCGAATTCTGTTATTAGAATCCACTAAAGGGATTGGAGACGGCAACTGGCACGACGTACTGTTCACGTGGGATGGTACGTTATCACCAAATAGTGCCAAACTTTACGTCGATGACATGACCACCCCTGATGCTGTAGGCACACCCACAGGAACCTATTCTTCCAACGGGTACAACCTTCTGATCGGCAAGGATGCATCCAACGCCTTGTATTTCAACGGACAGCTTGACGAGGTAGAAGTGTACTCTGACGTGATAGACCCTGCCACCACTTCTCTTGAGAAAAACAAGAGATTTGCAAGTATTGTCCGTCTTATGTCGGGCGGTATTAACGCAAACGACGCCGACAATGAGTGGACGAAGTACATTGTTAATTCTGATCTTAATGGTACTATAACACCCGGAGACAATAATGTATGGAATTGGAATGGTATTTGGAGTCAAACGAGTACCACAAATACATCAGGATCGGTTAATAGGACTGTTCGCGGTTATTCAAGTGTAGGTGGATCTAGTAATATTTCTACAAGTACAACTGTTAATGTAAATACTGGTTTTCGTCCTGTATTATTGATTGAGTTTTTACCGTCTATAAAGTTTGAAGGCTCATTAGACAAAACTACAATACACAATGAAAATGTAATTTTATCGGGAACAATTACAGAAATAAATAACTTGGATGTTCAATATAGAATTGAAATAAATGGAGTCCAAATTTATCCTGAAACTGGTTATACATCTCCGCAGACTCCACCATTGGAAATTAGTCATGAAATAGCAAATAGTTATTTTAGAGTTGGTTTAAACCTGATTCGTTTATATGTGACAAATGGCTCTAATGAAACAAATTTTGATTTCTTTGTAACATTAACAAACGAAGTACCAATTATCGAAACTTCGATGATTGGAATGAAAATAGACGCAACAATTACAGACGACGATAATGATGATGTACAATACAATGTATATTTGAATGGAAAAAAAATATATCCGACAGATGGGGATGAATATACTGAATTTATAACGCCACCAATCACATTTAGTAAATTGTTTAAAGAAAATGAAATATATATAGGGCAAAACAATGTTCTTACAATTAATGTTAGAGATATATATGGTGGAGAGAATACGGTAACGGTAAACTTTGTGGGCGATTATACTGGATTAATGTTTGTAGATGGTTCGGGTAATTATTATTCTACAAACCTTGGAGATATTATCAAGTATCTTGATTTTGGTGATATTTATGCTGGATCAACTTCTCATGTAATGAAGGTTATTATAAAAAACACCAATCCAAATGTTTTAAGTAATATTAGATTGAAAAAGATGTATGATGAAAATGTATTAAACATTGAAATAAGCAAAACCAATGATCCATTTATTCCTGAATCAGAATTAAATTACAATCTAGTATTGGCATATGGAGACACATTAGAATTTTACATAAGATTAACACCTAACATAGAAGTTGTTGGGGAGCAGTATTTTGAGCTTAACGTAGAGGCTGATCCAGTCTCAATACAATGAGATGGGAAGTGGTTATTTGAATGAGGTTTCAAATTTAGAGGGACATATAATAATACCAGCCAAAAACAAAATGGCTGGTAGGGTCAAAGTTATCGGTGTTGGAAAATCTGAAATTATATCATCATTGATGGTTACAAAATATGACGATTTAACATCAAAAATTACCATTTATAGTGATTATGTTGTTATAAAGCCCGGATATCCGCCCGTATTAGGGAACCAAAGACGAGCAAGGCTTTTTATTCCATATAGAAGTGATGTTGTGAGTCGTATATCAATTACTCCCCAAAATAGGATGTCTGGATTAATTGAGATAATTGAACCACCTATATATACGATTGAATTATCATCGGTAAAAGATGCATTTGTGCGTAGTGGTATCCCAACGCTTAACTATGGCACAGAGCAGTTGATGGTAGTTGGATATAGAAAGGACTTAGGCGAGAAATTCCGTTCATTTATCCAGTTTGATGCTAACGTTATACCCGTTAATGCATCAATAAAAAGTGCTAAACTTAAACTCTACAATACGTCGATTAATACAAATGAACATCAAATTGGTGTTTATACAGCAGCGGCCCCTTGGGATGAAACAGGAATTACATGGGTTAACCAACCAGCAATTAAGGATATTGTTGCTGTACAAAATATAAAAGAAACTGGATATACAGAAATAGATGTAACCGAAAAAGTTATCGAATGGTATGAAGGAAGAGAAGCTAATTATGGCTTTATTATAAAAGCCATGAGTGAATCATATGCCCAAAGCGAAAGTTTCTTAACGAGAGAAAGTAGTATAAATAAGCCAATAATTGAGGTGAAATACACACTTAATGTTATTTATAGCTTTGGTCGTTCAGAGTTACCATCGACCATGTTTGTTTATGCGGTTGGACAATCTTCAATACAAGGAAGGCTAAATATTAGGGAATATGGCTCTGAACGGGATTTACCAGCAAGAATTCACATTCATAACTTCAATTATTGGCTTGAAGCAAACATTATAGTATCGAGAAGAGATGTTGTATCAAATATTATTGTACGCCAAAGTGAAGATGGGGATTTATCGTCGTCTTTAACAATCAAACAAAAGGGTGGAGCATTGCCACATGAAGTTGTAAATGGCAAGATGGTAGTATCCAGATATTTTGTAAATTCAAATTTAATTGTTAAAAAATCAGATAAATCTGAAATACCGTCTTCAATTGACATTAAAGCACGTATTGCAGATTATAACCAAATTCAAGCTTCATTGTTTGTTTTAAAGTATCAATATGATCAATCGGATTTGCCGACAAATATAATAATTAACAAAAGAAACTTAGTAAGTAATTTGGTTGTAAAACGAGCAGATAGTAAAAATTTGAGCAGTAATTTAAAATTAAGAATTCACAATAACTTCCCTTCAAGCATTATTGTTAACAAGAATATCCTTGTTGGGAATTTAAAAATTAATAATTATAGTCAGATTAACGGTAGCATTTTGGTAAAACAAAAAGATGAATTATCAGGGCAAATAATGATTCCTCTTAGAGATGATATTAGAGGAAGCATGAATGTGATTTATGCCAGCCACCTTCCATCAAGTATTACTATCATGTCAGGATATTTAAGAGCAAACATTATAATTCCTGCTTATGGTGAATCAGTAATATTAGGTAAAACCACAGTTAGGGTTAGGGGAATAAGCGAAATATATTCAACATTGTTTGTAGGTGGCGATAATATTCCGGGAGGATATGTTTATATTTTGTAATTTATAAATTATTTAAGAGAGCGTCTTATGGCGCTCTCTTTTTAATTTCATCAAAGAAAGTGGGAGATATGTCTTGAGAGAAAGCGAAATTCGAGAGCTACTTTATGGAATGTATGAATATGGCTCTAAGGTAATCGAACAAGTAAGACCAATATGGGGCTTATTTGTAGCTGGAGTTTCATATGTGCTATTTCCTGACCAAGCATATGTACCGCCAACAATAGGCTTGTGTATTGCATTAGTTTTGGATGTGATCACTAAATACTATGCAATTAGTAAAAAGTGCGGTGGATTTTGGAAAGCCATCAAAGCTAAAAAGATAACATCTGAATCAATGTGGAAAGGTACAAAAAAGAAGTTACTTAGCATTTTAGTTGTTATGATTGCTTGTGGTTTACTGATTAGATTTACGCCATTTTTACCTGAGATCGCTATTACCATTACAACAATTGCTTATGCCTTTATGTTTTATCGTGAGATTCAGAGTGTTGTTGAAAATATGATTGAAGCTGGTCATGATGATTTAACTTGGTTTTTGGATTTAATTAAAAGGCGAAAAAGTGAAATTCTCGATGAAGAAAATTTTGAAAATAAAAATTATAACAGTAGGACTAACAATTATGATAACAACGATAATATCCCAATGATCTAATTGGAGGCAATGCTAATGAAACAGGATAGCTATTTTATTTTATTTGATAGTCTAAATGAATTTGCTACTTGGCTCGAAAAACAAACTGTTAAACGTAAAATAACTATTTTGCAAGTACATCATACATGGAAGCCAGATTACGGCTCATTTAATGGGAAAAATCATTTTGATTTGTTAAATTCAATGAGGAATTCGCACATTAAAGATAGAAAATTTGATGATATTGCACAGCAAATCACAACATTCCCAGATGGTAAATTAGCTTATTCATTAGGTAGGCCATTTGATAAAGCTCCTGCTGGAATCAAAGGGGCTAATTCAAACGGAGTTTGTGTCGAGAATATTGGCAACTTTGATACAGGTGGAGACAAAATCTCAGACAAGCAAAAGCAAACAATTATTGGACTATATGCAGTTATGGCAAAAAAATTTAACATACCAATTGATACAAATCATATTGTGTATCATCATTGGTATGATTTAAATTCAGGAAAAAGAATACCTGATAACATTATAGATAAATACGCAGGCAAATCATCAGTACCGGGATATGAAACAAAAACATGTCCCGGTACTGCTTTTTTTGGTGGAAATACTGTAAAGGCCGCACAAGACAATTTCATCCCACTTATTAAAGAATACTTTAAACGCGAAGAGGTGAAAGAAGAAATTATGAAAAACTTTAGCAAATACTTTACAGACAATGTGCCAGAATGGATTGCTGTATCTGCCGACAAACTTTACGACATGGGTATCTTAGCTGGTAAGATGGTAGATGGTAAAAGAGTACTGGATCATAACGCTCCGATTACTCGTGGTGAAATTGCTGTTCTTCTTGATCGTGCAGTTGACTATGTTATGAAAAATAAAAAATAAAAGGTGATAAATAATGTGGAATGATTTAATTATTTTATGTAGCATCACTTTATTTGTTCTTGGGCTAGGATTCCTAATTAGTTATTTAAGAAAAAAGCAAATTATTGATCACGATGATGTAAATCTAAGTAGGCGAATTATTGAGATTGTTGAGTTAATTTTTGTTGTAATCAGCAAAGATGAAAAATTCAAAAACAAAGGAACTTTCGCCCTAGATTTGGCAAAAGTTGTTGTTGATTATATCGATAATATCTTAGATGATGACGTAGATAAAAAAGAAGTGTCTTTAGATGTTATTTGGAAATTGTTAGAAAAGTTTGAGATAACCCCTACCGAGGAACAATGGCAACTTATCGAAATCATTATTGATGAAGGTCTTAAATTTCAGGATAAAAAATAATAAATACTGCCCCGTCATGATTAATTTGACGGGGCTTTTTTACTCAAAATTTAATATCCAATGAAATGATGCTTTTATGGGGATTTTACATCAATATATAGTATGTAGTTTAAATTTTAACCACAATATATTGTGGTTTTGTCATCCTAAATCAATGTAAAAATGCGGATCTAGCCTCCCTCGCTAAACCTATTGTCATCCTAAAATATATTTTCAATAGGGGAGAAGTTTTATTCTTCTCCCCAATAAATTTCTCTGAATGGTGTAATCTTTGTAAATGTATTGTCTTTGTAGTAAATTGTAAATGATTGATTCTTTGGACTAACTTCTATTTGCTCTACTCTATTCATAATCTCTGCTGGTGTTAAAATTGGTCGGCTTTCTTTTTTGTTTTTTGCTGTTATTACCATTTGTTTAATTAGTTCCGTGTAATAATGATTATTTACAAGTTCGGCTAGATATTCTTCGTTTAATTTCCATCTAGTGCATGTACGATAATTGTTATATGTTGAACAAATATATTTATTCTTACCTCTCTCTTTAATGGCACGATAATTTCCTCCACAGTCGAGACATTTAATCTTTTTTGAAAATATGTACATTTTTTATCACCCTCAAATTATTTGTACTGTTATAAATTTATCCGAGGTATAATTTCAATATTTAGATGATTACATGATGTATGAATCACATATAATTCACGCATTCTATTTTTCTTATGTAAGAGCAAATACTTTTTCATTGCATTTTTACTATCATTCAAAAACACATCGACAACTGATACTTCTTCAATAATTCGTCTATTTTCCTTTGTTATCGCATTTATTGCTTCAATTATTACCCACTGTGATGGAAAGCATTTTCTTACCTCATCCCATTTCATTTTAATACTCCTTTATTTGTAAAGATATTTACAATTATAATATCAAATTTCATCTAAAATGCATAAAAATTGTTGTGTGCTTGAAAACACATGACATTCCTAATGTATTCTCAAGCACACAACAATAATCTTTTTAAATTCGCGTTTGAATTGTAATTTCCCCATCTTTTGAAACTTCTATGCGCTTTACAACTTGTAATAACAATGATCGAGTTTTATCAAAATCATCGTAAGATTTTAATTCAGTAAGTTCTTTTAAGGCTTTTTTTATTTCTTGTATAACTTTTTCTGTATCAATAACCCTTTTTTCTTCTATTGAAATTTGGAGTAATCGCCTTTCTGCTTCTGTGATTTCTTTTTCATACAATTCCTTCTCAAAATTATACTGATTATTATCTATTTCACCTAGCATATGTTGTCTGCGAATTTCAAA